CAAGAGCAACATTTTTTATTGGAAGATCTTTATAAGACTGTAGAGAAATTACAATCTACTCAAGAAATGAACATGACTAATAAAGTTAATATAGAATTTCTTAAAACACAATTAGATAAAGCATTAGAAGATATTGAAGATCTTAAAGATAAAGTAAGAGCTAATGGTAATGGAGCTCATTAATGGAATTAATTGTAGCTTTACTTATGATAGTAAATGGAGAAATCAAAGAACATAGAATACAAGAATCTATGTCAGATTGTCTTAAAGGTAAAAGAATTGCTATGCGTACTAACAAAAATAATAACATAGTTTACCAATGCATAAAGTCAATGGCTGAGCTTGAGTTTAATATAGATGGTAGTAAAAGTATTAAAAAACTTATATTGGATTAACTATAATCTCTTTCCAATATCATTTCTAAATAATGGATAGCTTTTTCTATATCCTTACGTTTACCTTTTTTCTTGTGTCGGCATATATACTTAATGGCATTACCTTCGGCATATGGTAAATTATTTTCATTAATAAAATAAGCAGGTTCAACTTTCATATCTTTATAATGATTACCATCAACTTGTTTATTAAGTGTATTATAAGTCATATCTTTAAATATATCCTTGTGAGTCATTAAAAATTTAATCTAAATTGACCAGACGTTTTAACAGAACGTACTGGTTTTTTTTGTATTACATTAATTTGTTTATCTTTAAGTTGATACATATCTAGCTTCATAGCTTTAGCAAACTTCATAGAAGCATATTCATAATCAATATCTGCATAATGACATATTAATTTAAAATCATGAGAACTAGAAGTAAGCCAATGTATAGCTTCTCTTTTAGCAATAATCTCGTATTTATTTAAACCATCATACATAGCATCTTCTATTGCTTGTGTTATGATAGCCCTAAAGAGCTTTCTCTCAGGACTTTTCATCCTTTTTAATTACTTCGTAAAAAGTCTTAATAGGATGTAATTGACATTCTTCCCAATTAAAAGTTTTTGGATCTAGTCCTTTTAATATCTGTAAAGCTTTCTCATCTGATTCAGCTTCAATATATATTTCAGATACTGCAGGAACATAGACCCAATTTTTAAACTTATAAATCATATATTATTTTTACGTCTACTTGCTTCTAACGTTCTAAAGAGATCAATGATAAGTCCTTCTTTATCTCTTTTGTTCTCAAGCGTACTTGCTTTAACCTCTGCATTAAATAATTCCTGAATAGCTTCTTTATAAGTATCGCTTCCATAGTATGCTTGTTCCTTGGCAGAAATGCTTTTATCAATAGTATTGCCAGTGATATGGAGAGCTTTCTTCCTTTTAAGAAGCCTATCCAAATATTTAACTTCAGCATTAGCTTTAGCATTTTCCTCGTCTGTGTCTGCAAGATACTTCAACGATTCTTCTAATCGTTTCTCTGTAATCATTATTATTCTCCTTATACATTTTATACAATTTATTTACTAACTTTTCGTTATTGTATGTATTTATTCCCATAAACTCTAACTCTATTTTAAACATTGTGTAATCCATTTATTTTGTACTGAGTAGTCATATCAATCCAAAGTATTTATTCTATAACTACTCAGCATTTCCTAACTAAGAGAGAAAAGGAAATCGTTAAAATGGTGCTTCATCTAAATCATCAACAGAGTCCATCTTAGAATTTAAGATGTCTCTTACTATAAGATCTAGATTTTTATATATTTCTGGAGTTACTTCTTTACCAGAACTCAACCAAGCTGACATAAGATTACTCATAGTCAATCTGTATTTTTCTTTCCATTGACCACTTATATCTTTAACTGCTTTTACTCCAGTATTACTAACCATGTTATTACCTGGAACAGCTACTTCACCATCAAGCAACTCTATTGAGTTAGCAGTTTGATATTGTTTACCTGTCTTACTTGTTCTTACTGGCAACGCTGCTACTTTAAGTCTAGCACCTTTTTGCCAACGTGATGCACCTAATGCTTCACCATAGATGGTCATATCTGTACCATCATCTTTAGTAACGTATACTGTTACGCCACCATTATCTTTTTCAAAAGCTCTTTTAAACGAGCATTCAAAGGTTTCAGTTTCCATTTTCTGTCTCCTGTTTAATTGTTGTATTATTTTTCCAAATCGTTGCATAGTTTTTTATAATCTATTTCAACACCTTTGTCCAAATTTCTTTTGCAAAATCCACAGCTGTAGGCGTACCTTTCCATCTGAAGTTTTCGCATACCAAAGGAGTTATGCGAACAACATCTTCCTTAGTCTTACATAATTCCAATATAGCTTCTATGTGTTTCATAGCATCTATCAATACTTTAAGCTCATCTCGTTCAGTCATATCTACACAATACTGATCTTTTGGAGAACAATACATAAGCATAGTTTCTTTACCAAATAGCTCTCTGTATAAACATTGTTGACGTACATCTGCTGCTTTTGGATACCATTTAGCATCTACGTTACCTGCTTTTAGTCGTCTTATGTATGCTGTAGCTTTAGTATCTACAATTACATCTTTAAACTCAAAGTCAGTTTTACCAACAATATCGTACTTCAATCCATATTTTTTACCTGGTACTTGAATTTCATTTTGAAATGATACAACTTCACCAAACTCTTTTAAGTTTTGAACAAACTTATTAGCAATAATTGGTGCCCAATCATATTCATCTTCTGCATGTTCACGTCCTGGATTTTCTATGTATTTAACTTTTGCATAATCTGTGATAATATTTTCATCACTGATTTGATTTTCTAGTGCATGATTAGCAGCATCTTCTGCAGCTAAACCCATGACCATTCTTGCATTGGGATCAGATTCAAAATCAAACAACTCATTGATAACCCAGAAAGCTGGACTATCAATAAAGGTATTAGTTTTGGACGCTGAATGACGATATTTAATATTCATAATTTTCTCCTTATGGTTAATGATATACAAAAATATATTAGTGTTACTTATAACATACCTATTGATATGCTCAAAGGTAAAGTTTCTATAAAGAATAGTGATCATTATAAAATTTATAATTTATCAATAATTCTTTGTTGGCTATTGCACCCTACACGAAGGTATGGGAGCAAGAGCACCATCGCTAGACTCCATTCTTGTAATAAGAATAGAGTATTTCGTCTTTTCCAATTATATAACAAAAATACTAAATTTAAGACTTTTGTTGATTCTGCAATAGAAACTTATAATATACATGAATGCGTAGACAGATTGAAAAACCAGAACTAATCTCTACAATTAGAGATAAAAAGAAAGTTTGGCTTAACATAAGAGAGTCTAGACTTATGTATATGTTTCATCGTAAACTTATATCTGTTGAAGAATATGAAGCAGGATCTAGATATAGACTTATGTGTGAGCTTATGGGTGGTGGATCAGGTAGTACTCTAAAAGAACGTGTTGATGGAGCTAACCCAGATTTTATTACATCATCATTAGGTGCAGCTCTTGGAGTCAAAGATGCTGATGATCAAATTGGTCCACTATTTGCAGAATGTATGAAGTTATTCTGCTGGGCTAATTTTGGTATAATTGAGATAGCTCATCATTTAAGTTTGACAGAACGTAAAGCTTCTAATAGAGTTCATGAAGGACTAGCAAGATTAAGTATTTATTATGGCTACACCAAAGTGCACAATACAATCAGAGGACAAGGTACAAAGAATAAAGGATAAAGAATACCTTAAATGGGTAGCTTCTAATCCTTGTATACTTTGCCAGGACACAAGATGTCAGGCTCATCATATAACATTTGCTATGCCTAGAGGTATCTCTCAAAAGGTTGGAGATCAATATACTGTACCTTTATGCTATAAACATCATCATCAATTACATACAAATGGTATGAGTGAACGTGATTTTTGGTCTAAATTAGATATAGATGCTGTAGATATATGTGGTAAATTCTATGATCATTATCACAATATGTGGAAAAATAAGAACTTTTTTTATGATGACTCTATGTTATGGCGTACAGTTTATGATGAACTTGTACCTAAAATACAAAACAACATTGATTTTTTACTGCAACCCAAATAACTATTATAAGTATCCTCGCCAGAGGTACGTTAATTATGAGCAAAATATTAAAATTTCCAAAAACTAAAAAACAATATTCTGACAAGTTTTTACGTAAAGTAAA